TGAGTGAGACTATTTTTTCTTTCATAATGTATTGGTGCTTTACCAGTATAGTTTCTTTTATTTATAATTATTATGTTGATGCTGGTGGAACTCCTTTTGTGAGTATCATTAAAGCAAAAGCAAAGAATATTTCTACGAAAACTTTTCTTAGCGATTCAAGCCTTATTAGGTTATGTGCTACGTTAATATATTATGATTTACCATTTATAAGTCCTTTTATTATTCAGAAAGTGCTCCAGAAGCAACCTCTTGAATTTATTGGAATTTTTAAAGAAAATAAATCATATTATTATTTAAAAAAGTTTGGTGATTTTGTCTTAAAGAACAAGACCATTTTAGCCCTGTTGTTGATAGGAGGTATTGGTATTAAAAAAGTTTTTAAAAAAGATAATGCGTGTCACCATTTTAAGTGTAAATGTGGAAAAGTTCATAATCCGTTACAATATCAAATGTTTAATCCAGTTACAGAAGAGAAGTTTCCTGTAGGTACTCAGATGCCTTGGGGAAGTTCTTTCAATGGTAATATTGAGAAAGATAATAGACTAAATCTCAATATATTTGATAATGATTCCAATTTATGTGATATTGTTAAGAGAAATACTGTAGTATTCTCTGATAAAGATAATAGCTTGGTTCATGGATCACGTATTGGCAATAATGTTTATTTTATGAATACACATTTTATTAAGCATTTAATAAATGCTGGTGAAACCAGTTTTAATGTTACTAGTGGATATGGTAGTTTGGAAAAGAAATTTTCAATGACCTTCGTACCAGATGTAAATTTGTTTAATTTACCTGATACCGATGCTAGTCATATAGTTATTGATTTTATACCACCAGACACTGGTTTAAGTGTCTTTTATCCAAGAAGAAATGCAGTTGCAGATTTGAATTTGTATCCTGCAGCTCGATTGTTTTGCTTTGATCCTTTTAAGAATTTTGATAGAGTGAATCTTAAATATAATAAAAAGGATTTGTTAGCTCAATCGATGATGGATAAAATGTTAGATATTAATGGTTTCGGTCTTATTTATTATGAAACTGAAGACGGTAGAAAGTTACCGGATGGTTTTTGTGGCGTTCCTATTTGGATGACGTTACATAATCAAGTTTATTTAGTAGGGTATCACGCCTTGGCTTTTCATAATGGTTTGTCTTATGCTTGCGTTCATGTAAGTGATATGCAGCTAAAGACATTCGAAGAAATGGCTAAAGCTAAAGGTAAAGTGAATATCTATCCAACGGTACATTTTCAACAGTCATTCGATTATGATCATAAAGATATTGAAATGGATTTTACTAATAGGTTTATTGATCCAAGGAGCCAATTGTGTAATGTGATTGGGGACTTTGATTCTCAATTATTTCCAGTAGGTTCTTTGTTAAGATCAAAGGCCGCATTAGATGCAAAGAAGACTGAAGTTAAAAAATTAGACTTTCGCACTAGTGTTGTATTTTATAATAGTACACCAAAAGATTTTAGTATTTTAAAAGATGTTGACGAAGAAGAAAAATTCGTTGCACCTGTAGTTTATAATAAAGCTAAAGTTGGTGAAGACTATGTGCATCCAATGCACATTAAATTTAAAAGAAAAGCTAGGCCTGGACCACTCAATGAAGTTATGAGAGCAGTACGTGATTACGTACCTTCTCGACCAGCTATTATGAAGATGAAAGGTTATGGAAACATTAATCCTCTAAATGATCAAGACATCTTAAGAAGAAGTCTTCAAAGTATGTCTCCCGTTTATATGAAGAATGTTGATTTAAGTACTTCAGCTGGTTTTAATTTGAATGGTGGTAAGAAACCATATGTTACTATGGAAGATGGTAATGTAACGTTAGAACCTTTTATGTTTGATCTATTTAAATATTTCGAAAAGCTAATATTAAAAGCGCCAGTATGGTTTCCAATCAGTATGGCGTGGAAAGATGAATTGATTAAGCTTAAGAAGAATAAAAAAGGTAAGATTAGATTATTTCAAGTTTATCCAATATTTGTTTACATGTTAACCAAGAAATATGTTGGACCTATAATGACTTTTATGACTGAAAATAGTGATTTTTATGAGTTATTCGCCGGTAAAAATCCAACTGGACCAGATTGGGAACAGTTGTATGTTGATTTATGTTCTTTTGATTTATCAGATTTTCATTCTGAAGTTCATGATGCTGCCAACATCATGAAATACGGTGGTGAAGTGCAAGTAGTCGCCGGAGATTTTGCTGGTTATGATGATCTTATTCCTTCATGTTGTAATATCGGAGGAAGTTGTGTTCTTCAGCAACTAGCTATTTTATTAAATTATGATGTATTAGATGTTGTAATGGTGAAACATTTGACTTTAATGCATTTTATGACTTTTAGAATTGTAGGAGGTAACATGTTTTACCAAAGTACTGGATGTGG